CCGCCACCTCCACCAACTGAGCCTCCGCCCATAATGCCGCCACCTCCACCAACTGAGCCTCCGCCCATAGCATAAGGATTGCTAGAAGAAGGTGTAACTGCATCTTTTTGAGCTTGAGCCGTTATGTTCTCTTGTCTAGTAGCTTCAGTTGCTTTGTCGGCCACCACTTTATCCGCAGCAGCTTTGTCTGCAGCAACTTTATCAGCGGCAGCTTTTTCACTAGCTTGAAGGGCCTCCAATTTACCAGCTGGTGTTTTTGCATAAGCAGCTTTGTCCCTAGCCTCTTTGTTTCGTTTTGCTAACTCGGCTTGAGCTGCTTTTTGTTTAGCAGCAAGCTCTTTTGCGGCGTCTTGCCTTGCTTTAGCTGCGGCTTTATTAGCAGCTTGTTTAGCTTTATTAGCTGCTTGATTAGCCTCTTGCTTAGCTTTATTAGCAGCTTGGGTTTCTGCTTGTTTAGCTTTATTAGCAGCTTGTTTAGCTTTATTAGCTGCTTGATTAGCCTCTTGCTTAGCTTTATTAGCAGCTTGGGTTTCTGCTTGTTTAACTTGTTGCGGCGTAGGAGCTTTAGCAGCAGGAGCTTTAGCAGCAGGAGCTTTAGCAGCAGGAGCTTTAGCAGCAGGAGCTTTAGCAGCAGGAGCTTCAGCAGCAGGAGCTTTAGCAGCAGGAGCTTTAGCAGCAGGAGCTTTAGCCGCAGTTTGTTTAGCCTGATTAGCCGCAGCTTTCTCAGCAGCCGCTTGTTTAGCCGCAGTTTGTTTAGCCTGATTAGCCGCAGCTTTCTCAGCAGCCGCTTGTTTAGCCGCAGTTTGTTTAGCCTGATTAGCCGCAGCTTTCTCAGCAGCTTTGTTTGCGGCGGCCATTATACGAACCTGCCTTTAGTTTTACCTTTAGATGTACATCCATCGGCAGCTCGTACAAAGCCACCGTTTTTCATACACTTAGTTTTGCCACGTTTTGCAATACCATCAATGCTAGATCCAGTAACACCACCAGCTTTCATTTTGTTCATTGGAGCAGCAGCCATACCTGCACTTCCCCCTATAGCTTTAGCAGGTCTTGGTTGAGGACTTGGTGCTGCTGGCTTAGCAGGTCTTGGTTGAGGACTTGGTGCTGCTGGTTTAGCAGGTCTTGCTGGCATTGCTTGTTGTTTAGCCTTCATTGCTTGAACTTTTTGCATCATGGCTGCTTGTCTAGCTCCTCTATCTGCATCTGAAGCTTTAGGGACAGGTGTATTTCTTGCCGCCATCTGAGCCTTCATCCCCTTAACTTTTTCTACTGAAGCTACTCGGCTAGCGACTCTATCTGCATCTGAAGCTTTAGGTGCTTTTGCTTGAACAGCTTTTTGTAAAGCAGCTTTTTGAGAAGCTGGAGCGTATGGAGAAGCTTTAGGTTTACTTGCTGAAGGGGCTTTCTTTACAGAACCACCCTCTTTATAACATGATCCGCCATCTTTCATCTTATGAACACCTTCAGACTTTTCACCTGATGCATATTCTTCAGGAGTTATTTTGCCAGATTTAATAGCTTTGGCTTCTTTAAGCTCTTCGCTTTTAGTTTCTTTGCCTTTAAATAGTTTTTTCAAATCAGATTTCTTAGCCATTTCGCCACCTTGTTTAAATTTTTACCTTTATCGGCAGCGGCAAACTCTTTACCTACTGCTTGCGGAACGCCCGCTTTCTTTGCAAATTTAGGACTGTGAGCTATTGCCCGCATAAAATCTGCTTGTTTCTTTGATTTACTTGGCACCGCATTTCCACCTTTTTAAAGATGCTGCTTTTCGTGTAGGTTTACCACTTTCATCCTTCATAGGACCCGGCATACCTGACATTCTAGCACAGAATGATTTCTTTCGTGGGCCGCCACTAGGTTGAGGAGCCTTTAAATTAGAGCCTGTAGCATTGTTATGCTTAGCTCTACCTTTAGCTGTTAATCCCGCACCTTTAGATACTGGAAGTTTTTCCCCTCTACCAACTGACAATACTGGAGCTTTTTTAGTAGCCATTAGTGCCTTATTATGTCAATTATCCAAGATACACCAGCACCAACCGTAGCACCAACACCTCCGATCATCATGAACATACGCCATCCACCTTTAGCTTCAGATAAAGTCTTACTGATCTCTCTTATGGATTCTTTTATTTCATCCATATCTTTAACCATCTTATCCATATCCAATTGCAAATGCCTTATATCTGCACCATGTTCAGCTAATTCTCTAGCCGTTCTTACTTCTGGGTCGGAAGATCTTAGATGTTCCATAACTTAGCCATATATAACAGTAACGCCAGTTGGAACAACAGCTGTAGCGGTATACCAAACACCATTTGGAAAAAGAATACCTTCGCCGGGAAGAATTACATTTGCAGTATTAGAATTTGTACCTGTATCAAGTTCCAACAATACAGTGCCGCCAGATGCATCTAAAAATTTAGCAGCTCCCGTTCCAATACCACCAGTTAAAACAACAGCTTTAATACGAACTCGCCCTGAAATCAACGCTTGATTTGTTTGCGCCCCGCCTGTATGGACGCTTTTGACGTCTGTTTGCATACTCATAATTAATCTCCTAAAGTAAAGTTAAGGGCAGTATTGAGGATACTTATTTAAGCACAACGACCTTCAGCTGTGTGCCCCTTAGACTAATTATTATGCAGAAGCAGGAACTTCAGCGCCAGTAGATGTTTTTTGCACGTAATTTATAGTAATAAAACCAGCACCTGCAGTTGCAGTAGTGCCAGCCATAGTTACAACTATTTGCATATCAGTAGTTCCAACATTACTCATAGCTGTAAGTTGGGCTGAAGTTAGTGTTAGAGCTTGGCGACCAGCTGTTGGAGTGGTTATTGCAGTTACATAAGCTGCTGCTGTTGTGCTATTGCCTACCGCTAATGTTGCACCTGTAGTAAAGGTGGTAGTAACATCGATAAAAATGTTTAAGATTTGAGAACCAGCGGGAAGTACGAAAGGAGTAGCGGTTGTTAAACCTAAGTTTGCAGTTTGAGATAAAACAACAACACCTGTGTTATCAATATAACCAACAGTTGTGCCAGTAGTATCTTTAACAGTACCTGCGCGGACTGGCCCTGAAAATGTAGTAAATGCCATTTTGATTTCCTTCATAGAAAGTCTAAGCTTAGTAGTCTTCTATGCGTCAGCGGGGGCTGTCTACTAAGCCGGATTGTTCCCCGGTATGTTGTACTTATACTCCACTTTATTTAGTCTTGCAAGTTTATTTTGTTAGACTTTTTGCTATTCTCTTCACGAGTTATAACTGCTAAATTCCAAGGCACATGTAGCCCACTAACAAGCTCACCACGAAGCGGTACAATATGGTCTACAGCATAAGGTACTCCAGTAACTTTACTAACCAACATAGCATCTAAATAAAACTGTTTGATCTGTGCTTTATGCTCTTGTGTGAGCCATTTGGGGGTCGCTTGTTTGTGCTTTGTTCTGCGGTGTTTGCTGTTAGCTATTACTAACTCAGGGTTGGCGGCTTTCCATGTTTTTCTATACTTTATAATATCTTCAGGCTTTCTACTCAAAGCCCTTAGTTTTACAACCTCTTTATTATTCTCATAGTATTTTTTACCTGCTTTTTTACTAGCTTCTGATTTTGGTAGTAGTGCACGTTTTGCATTGGTTTCTTCCCACTCTAGTTTTAGACATTCTACACACGACCCTTTAGTTTTACGTAGTGCTATGTGACCGTGTTTACAAGGAAGCCCTGTAAAGTAATGAGTTGCTTTGGTTTCTTTAGCTTCTTTACGGGTTGTTGGGTATTGGCTGTACATGATATTATCCTGTTTTGGTTTCGTTACAGGTAATAGTATATAGTCTTTTTTAAAAATAGCAAGCATAAAAAAGGGCCTCCGAAGAAGCCCTTAATTTACTTTAAGTGCCTGATTTTACTAGGCACCAGCAGAACCGTACATAGATAGAGGATCACTATAGCCGAAAGAATAACGCTCACGACTTCTATAACGAACGTTGCCCGTGTCGAAATCTCCTGACATGTCATTAGTAATAGGAGCACGAACAAAATGCTTCATACCATTTGGCACATCAGTAGTTAAGAACCAACCATTACTGTCAGTCAAGAAGTGATTGATAGCATAACCTTGTGGAATAGAACCATTGTTTTTCAATGCGTTGATATCATTGTCAGCAGTTCCTACACGTTGTTCGGTTTCCAACAAACGAGTTGCAACGAATTGCAATGCAGGTGGAACGATCAACTTTTTAGGTTTAGCAGCAATCAACAGACCACGTTCATCAGTCCATGCAGCGATTTGAATAACAGCCGCTTCCAAAGAAGTTTCGTTTAAATCAGCAGGAGTAGAAGGAACGTTACTGTTAGTAGCGCCATTAACTAATGGGTGAGCAGATGAAAACAAAGACACGCCGTCACCACCAACATAAGCTGAAGAGAAGCCATTGTTTAATACAGCAGCTGCTTTAACTTGTTTAGTGTAAGACATAGCACGAGCTAGGCCTTTAGTATAACGAGCAGACAACGAATCATACAAGTTATCTTCAATAGCTTCTTCAGTTAATGAGAAACCTAAAGCAATAGTTTCGTGGTTATAGCGAGCAGTCCAAGCTTCTTGAGCATTGTCATAAGCGATGGCTGAGCCTTCGTTTTTAACAGGAGCTGCAGAGAAACCAGACAATTTTGTTTCTTCTTCAAATGAACGCTCAGAAGATTCAGTTTCATAAATTTCTTTATGTTCTTCACCATAACGAGCATATTCCAAACCAAACAGAGCATTCAAACCCGGTAATAGTTCTTTTAATAGTTGTGCACGTGAAATAGCCATATATTATTACTCCTTATGCAGCGTAATAGTTGTGAACGCCGAAGTTCAATTTCACCAATACTTCAGGTGATTGAATCAAGGCAATAGTAGTACCTGCAGTAGGTGTAGTTGTTACAGCAGCACTGATAGTCAATGTAGTGTTACCTGTAGTAGTTACAGTAGCAGCTGTTGCTACGTTAGCACCAACACCTAATTGCTGTAATTGACCACCAACTAATTGCGCAATATCAGTACCAACTGGAATAATTGTTCCAACAGGTAAACCAGATACTACAAAAGAAGTTGTAGTAGTACTAACAAATACGCAAGAAGTACTAACTTGTGTATCAGGAACAAGGTTCAAAATACGGAATGTACCACCAGAACCTACAGCAAGTGTAGTGTTTGCAGCAACTAAACCAATACCTGAATTGCCAGTAGATGTGCTACCAACTGGAGTATTGATTGTAGCGTTCAAACCAATCATTGCTGTTGGGAATGAAGATATTACGTTAGATGAAGCACTTGCAACAGCAACAGCTTTAAATACAGTATCAGGATCATCACAAACAATTGCAACAGCATCGCCAGCAAGAGTGCCAGAAGGCCAGTATTGTGAAAACAGTTTTTGCTTAGTAGTTGGGTTAGTATAAGAACAACCCAAGAAAACGCCAACAGTGCCTTTCAAACCCAATGAAGTGCTAGTAGCACTCAAAGTAATGAAACCAGCATTGCCAGTAGCTGTGCCAATAGTTACCAAATCACCATAAAAGATGTTAGATGCGTAGCCATATGCAATAGGCAAGTTACGAGTGGAGCCAGCAAAAACCTGACCTCCAATCAAGTTTACGGGTTTTAAGCCGTATGGTGCACTTACAGTAGGGTAAGCCATTTAAACCTCCAAAAAGAGAATATTATTGTCTGCCAAATGATGTTGTAGATTTTCGCTCATTAAATAGCGGCATCCTTGGATCGCTTTGGCGCATTAAATTATTATCTACCGCTTCTGTTTGAGACTGTGTTTGGTTATTAACATACGCAGTACGTTGCTCAATAAACTCAACAGGTGTCTTACATAACAATAAACCGCCAATTTCTATGTTGTCACTAAAGCGACTTGTAGGATCGACTAACAGTTGCATTTTTGGTTGTTCCGAAACACTAACAGGCTCCCAACCTTCTCTCAGTTTTGCTGACAAGTTTCGTGGGTCAGCCGCATTTAGCGTTGACGTTCTAATCCATCTGTACGCGTAACCTGGTTGCTTATCCGGTTCAGGAAGAAGCTCAGCTGGCGCCCACTGCTTAGGACGAGCTGAAGTATCACGTGTTTGGGTGTCTCTATTTAATCTGTTCTCAGCCATCTTAGGCCTCCAATTTGGTTAGTTCACGGGCGTATTGTTCATTAGTTAATCCAAATTTCTTGGCTAATGCAACTTGCGTCTTGCTAAGCGACACCTTTTTAGGGGCGGTGCTTCTTTTTGCAGAGGCTACTACCGTGCTAAGTTTTGATGTACGCTGAGTTTTTGGCTCATCGTTTGAATCGTTAAATTCTTCTGGGAATCTACGAGCAACTTCTCTATCGATATGTTTATAATATTCATCAGTTCCGATGAACTTTTCACCATAAGTTTCTAAGAGGTCTTCGTGTACACCGACAGCGAATCTACTCATAGCTTTCTTACTTGGATCTACATACCACGGATTTTCGGCTACCCATTCCGCTGCCTTTGGGTCTTGCTGCTGTGCAGCACGTTGCTGCTTTGGTAATATTTGTGCACCATCGTCGGTATTTTTAACAGTAGGCCTGAAATTATTAGCTTTGTCAAGCTTATTTGTTGCTCTCATCAATTCAGCTTGCGCTTCAATGATTGCATCAGTGTTTCCATAATCATAAGCTTCTTTATAATTACGTTTAGCTTTTTCAACTTCTAACTCAGCAGATGATTGATAAGTGCTTATTAATTCCTTTTCTCCTGATTCAAGAAGCGCCTTAAGTTGTTTATTTTCATCTAGTATTTTTTGAGCAACAGCTAGAGCTTCTTCCTGTTCACGGTAGGCTTCTTCTTTTGCTCTACGTTCGTCATGCCAAGCTTTTTTATATTGTTTAAACTTAGTTTGAACTTTACCTGAATAGTCATCAGAACTATCTGCTTCTTCTAATTCATTAACTATTTCTTTAGGCAATGGTGGTCTAGCATTTCTATCTGCTGGAGGCGTATCATCTTTAATTTCAATTTCAATACCATCAATATCTAGTTCTACATCCCCACCAGCCTCATCAGGGAACTCATAATCATCTGCTTCGTACTTAGCCATTAGCTATTGCTCCTTTCTTCTTCAAGACTATATTCATAGTCGTTACGGATGAGTTGATCGTCACGAGTAGCTTTACCCGCCCACATGTAACACTCTTCTAAAGAAGTAAGTGCTAAAGATATGTATCTGGTATTAGTTAAAGTCCATAACTTATCTTCTACAGCGGTAAATAACAATTTAAGTTGCGCTTGATGGGCTTTAGCTTCTTCATCATACGCTATGTAATCAAATCTACTTAGTATGCTCTGCTTTCTCATCTTTTTTCCTTTATACTCTGGAGATACCGCGAGGATCAAGAACAACACCCTCAACACTATCATCGTTAATCATGCGCATCTCTGTACCATGTATCTTTAGCCGAGTGCCAGCGTTAGGTCTTACAAGGACAAAATCCCCAACTTTGCACCAAGGGCCAGAAGGAAAACGGTCTTTGTCACCATAGCAATCAGGGCCCATAGCCACAACAAACAACACAGTAGCCAAAAGACCTTCATGCCGCAAAGTTTCATCAGCTTTAAGAAGTCCACTCTCATATTCTTTCTCCACTTCAGGTAATGCGCATAGTATACGATACCCTGTTGGTGTTGGTAATTGAGTTGCCTTTTCCTCATTAGTAGCTGACAGGTCTACAGAACCTACCACCTTTGGATTGTTTGGGTTAGACCCAATTAAGATTTTACTCATTCGTCTTCAAACTCCAGTTTCTTAGTTAGTACTTCTATGGCATTTCGTGCTTGGTCTAGTCCTTGGATTTGTCCGCATATGTATTTATACTGACTATAATCTTCAGCTCTACCAGACGCTAACGCTTGTGTTAATAACGCTACTCTGTCATCAATTTGTTTAAATAGGATAATTGCTTCTTTATCCATTATTTAGGCTCTTTTATTTGAGGTTGTTGCTGTTGTGCTGCCAATCGTTCCTGTAAAGCAGCTTGCCTTTCAGCTAAGAACTTAGCATGACTTTGAGAAGTCTCATCTTTATATAGTTCATGTTGTTGCGATGCAACATTCTGTTTACGTTGATGCTCACGGTCACTTTCTTTCATAGCCACATCTACACCTAACTTGGCAGATAACTCATCTTTTTTACCATTTATCTGAGCTTGTGTTTCTTGTATTCTAGCTGCAAGTTTTGCGCCATCCGCTTCTTGTTGAGAATCAATACGATGACGTTCTAACTGCATCTTAGCCATCATTGTTGCGCCAGCAGCTTCTTGTTGTGATCCGATCTTCTCACGTTCAACTTGTATCTTCATTGCCTCAAGTTGTGCATCAGACTGATCTTTAGCAATCTTACGTTGTAAATCTTGAGCTTTAATCTGCAGTTCTTGTTGTTGCATTTGAACTAACGGATCTTGCTGCTGCTGTTGATTTTGTTGTTGCTCTGCTTCTTGTTGATGTTGTTGTAACAACTGTTGAGAAGCTTGTGCTGCCATTTGTGATATCTGAACTTCCATCTCTTCTGGAATAGTTATCTGGTTATCACTGTCATCTTCACCATATTTAGGTATTTCCATACCCATTGATTGCTCTATTTGTTTACGATACTCAAATCCTAAATGCTCATTAATATGAGCAGACATTGCCGCTTGCATAGTTTGAGCAGCTTGTGGATTTGCAGTCAACGATTGTTGCAATACAGCTTGTATTTTAGGATCCTGCATAGCAGCTGTGTGTACAGCAATGTGAGCTTGATGATCTTGATATAAAAACGCTTTAACAGGCTTTCCTTTAAGAACATTTTGGTTCTCAGTAATAGGGTCCCTAGGTTTCATATCATCTTCCATAGGCACTAACTTTTGATAATTAGGTATACCTAACACTTCAAGCATCTGTCTATGTAGTTCTGGTAAATTGTATAACTGAGGTGCGCCTTGAGCTAATTGTAACGCTGCTTGGTATTGCACGACCTTTTGGGCCATAGTTGCGGCATTTGGGTCAGAGACAGGTAAAACATACACCAAATCATAGTCATCTTTCTTAGCTCGTCTGCTACCTTCTGTAGGCTCATAGTCATATTCATCTGGCGTATAATCCCTAATAATGTCACGTAATAAAATAAATTCTTGTTTCATCGAGTAATGGATACGCGATTGAACCGCGCTCATTACTTTAAGCGTTCTCTCGAGTACAGCGAGTGTTGTACCAACAGGACTATTAGAGGACATATCAGAGACAGCAAGATCAGCAGCCCCAGCAAAACGGCGACCTTCATCAACGATTCCTTGTAGTAGAGTTAATAATGTTTGACTTGGTTCTTTGTACGGAAGTGGCATGAAGTTATCACGCATCACACCAGACGGCACGTCTACGTCTCTCCATTCACCTGGAGCAATAGGTGTATCATCACCCTTAACTCTTAGTCCTCTAGTTTTAAAGCCCCCTGGAAGATTACTGAGAGTACCCGCATCAACCAACTGACGAAGGATTGAAGTACTAGACTTGGCGAAAGCACCAATAAGATGAATAAGCCCAAAACAATAAAAGCCAAAACCCGGCACATAGCCATAGTGAACGAAGTGATTGCGTTTTTTACATGATTCATCATCTGGCTCCCAATTACGTCTAATAGATAAAATTGTTCCTGTGCCTTTTTCAATAGTAACTACATAAGGTAAAGCTATATCGGTTGGCTCACCATCTCGACCCTCATGCTCAAACCCTTCTAGATTTAATTCCACATGCATTTCTAAGAGTTTAAATCTATCATCTGTAGAGGCTCTAAACCCTAATTTTTCAGCAATAGTTTTCTCTATATCATCCATCGTGTTAGAGGGTTCACCAAGATCTACATCACAATAAAAACCTTCATATTGCAATCTACGAACTTCGTTAGCTGTTTTACGCATCACATGAGTTACACGTTCAGCAGACTCAAGACTAGAGGCACCGTACGGTACAACTACATCTTCAGCAGGTACGTACATAGATACCTGACGACCTAGGGCTAGGTCATAGTAAACCTTTTTAAACGCGTTACCAGCCAATCCTAGGCCCCATAACATGCGCTCATGCTCAGGACGATACTCAGTCATAACATCAGTAAGCTGATAGTTCATATCGTCTTGTACACGTTGTGCTGCGTCTTTTTTCTCTTGTGTTTCTTTACCAATTATTTGTGTTTTAACTGGTCCTGATGCAGGAAATGTAGCTGTAATAGTCTCGGCTTGAAATTTAATAACAGCTTCAGTTAGCAACGGATGGTATACACCACAGGCTCCTTCCCAAGGTTCTGCACGTTCTTCAATCTTTAGTCCTAACAGCTCTAACCCATCGACGTATGTTTGAACCCAGTCTTTACGCGCACTAACATCACTTTCAAACTCATCTAATAATTCAGAAGCTAAGGATTGTAAAGTGTAATCACTTATACGTTCAGCTAAGTTTTCAGAAAACCTATCCATACCTTCTTCTTTTTCTATCCTTAAAATATCCTCACCATCGGCTCGAATAGTTACCGCTTCAGGGTCTTCAATTTCAATCTCTAACGGCATTAAATTGGGATCTTCTTCTAACCCTATAGCATCAAGCCCCATAGGTGCTGGGTTTACAGATTTTGAAATCATATTTGTTCCTTAGTTAACATGGGGTTATAAGTGTCAGAATATAACAAGCGGTTAGTATTAGTGCCACACACCCTAAAAATTCTATCAGCATTTGTTTAAATTCAGTATTCATTTAATAATACGCTGCGCGTTTTCCTACAAAGTAATCATTCATATCGTCAGAGTCTAAGCGCAAACTTAAGAATCCACCTTTCCTAAATCGAGAGATTCCCATTGATACACAGTCAACATAGTCGTCATGTTGACCCGCAGGGAATGATGCAACCTCTTCTATAACCTCATCTGCCCAGCGTGTGTTTGGAACCCATACTCGACCTGATGCAAATACATCGGCTACGGCATTTAGTCTAGATATCTTATCATTACCACGAGTAGGAGTAAATTCTGATACTGGAACACCCATCGCTCGTAATTCATAAATTAAAGGGGCGCCAGACGCTTTTTTCTCTATGATCAACGCATCGGGTTGCCAGTACTTATACTCGTCCAGTACCTCTTCCTTGAGCCTAGGGAACTCCATACGGTCACGTTTAGCATCTAACATGATGATATTGGCTTGTGTGACCCCATTCTCATCAGCATGATAGAACACTCCCCACGTAATACACGCCGAATAGTCTGCTCTATTGTGTTTTTCAAACGCAGTATCCCACGTTTGTAGTATAAAATCAGTAGGTGGTGGGGACTCATTCTCCCATTTCTTCCACCATTCTCGTTTTACTATAGCTCCTTCTTCAGAAGTTGGGTTTTGTTGGTACTGAGCTTGCCATTTTGAGACATCAATGGCATTTCTGGTAGCTTCAAGCTCTTCTATTGTCCAAAACTCAGGCCATAAGGGCTTACCAGAAGGTAAAATAGCAGGTAACTCTACTACACGCCACTTATCTCCGCCCCCATTTAACTCTTTTTTTCTAACTTGCCCCGTAAGATCTCGGAGGGACCATCGGGTCTGGACTATAATTATAGCCCCACCCGGCTGTAACCGCTGTCTAGGTCCGGATGTGTACCACTCATAGACCTTATCGTAGATCTCAGGGTTACTTGCAGCTATTGCAGCCTCTTGTTCTGAGTGTGGATCATCAATGATCAAAATATCCGCACCAATACCAGTTACAGCACCACCGACACCAATCGCAAAGTAGTTACCTCCCGCGCTGGTGTTCCATCTACCCGCAGCTTTGGAGTCAGTTTGTAGTTCCACACCTGGGAACACTTCCTGATAGAGCGGATTAGCTACTAAGTTACGGACCTTACGACCAAAACCTACAGCAAGTTCGGCTGTGTGCGAGCACTGTATGATTTTCTTGTCAGGGTACTTACCAAGAAACCACGCAGGTAATAAATAAGACCCAAACTCGGACTTAGTGTGCCGAGGACCAAGGTTAATAATTAGCCGCTTATTCTTGCCGTTAACTACTTTCTCAAATTCTTGTGCCATTCTGGCATGGTGGCGACCATAAATAAATCCAGGCCATACTTTCTGCACAAAGGCTAAGAAATTCTCCTGCGCAAATTCGCGCTCATGGCGTCTGCGTAACTCATCAATCAACTCAATAAGCTTTGCTCTTTCACTAACAGGTGCAGCTGCAAGTGCTGCAGTAAGAAAGTCTTCGTCTAAAGAGATATCACCTAAATGATCACTCATCCGTCCTCATCCGCGTACTCATCTTCCTCATTTTCTTCATCTTCAGCGTATCCACGCAACTCTTCGTCCGTAAGTTCTTCTACTACTTGTTTTTCAGTCTTAGAATAGTTCTTTAATAGGCCCCTGAGTTCAGTCTCTAGATCAGATGTCGGTTTATCAGCCACAGATACTTCTATCTTAGTTGTAAACAAGCCAATCTCGGTGACACGGCCAAGTGTCTCTAATGCTTTGAGCGCGGTTTTTTCGTCTTCGGATTCATCTGCCAATCTAAAAAGTTTTGCCAAAATGAATTGGCGCATTTTATTGGTAGAGTTTATAAGCTGATAGTCGTAGCGCGAAAGTAAAGACTCTAGTGCCGCTTGTTCTGTAAGTAATGGTGGGTTATTTCCATGAGGGTCGCTCATGTATATTACTTTTGACTTATCTTTCTCGTCAAAAATAACGTCAATTGCTTCGGAATCGATGTGTCTTGCCATTCTGTCTACAGGTTAGGTTGTAGTTTGTTTAGCATTTGTAACATGGTTTTTTAAAATTTACAATATAAAATTTTTTTGTCTATGAAATATAAAGACATAGGGGGGTTTGGCTGTGCGCAATATATTTTTTGAAAAATGGAATTTGACTGTGCGTAATAGTAGTGAATAGAGCCGGGCTCGTTGCTATAAAATTGGGGGCATAGGGGTCTAGATCATAAGCCAGGAGCATATAGAAATAAACAGATAGTCCTAAAACGAAAACATACTCAAACCTATAGCTAATAAACCGATAGCAAACCGATGATAGCGATAAGCTATCATATACAGACTTATAACCCTATATCATAGGCTATAAGCAAAAAGCTATATAAATCAATTACTTAGATTTGCGATATAAGACACGATACTAATAAAGTAATACTACGGCTTGCCTTATATCATTATCGTTTAGCTATGGGCATTTTTAAGTTATTGATTTATATAGGGTTATTGGATAATTGGCTAATGTATACGGTTTATATAGTACCAAATCAGTACTATATGCTATGTTATAACATTGTAAATGTGTAGATATAAGTCTATAAGCGTGGGCAAAATAACCTTATATCTTTATATCTATTGATTAATTGATTAAATACTTGTTGACATAATGTTAATTAATGATAGAATGATCATAAGTTAATCAATAACTGATTAACATTAATCTACAAGGTAGAATAACAATGAGCACTCAAACAATACAAGGCAATTATTCACTAACTAAAGTTTCAAGCAATTCTAAAACTGGTGCAATACCAGTTACAGTTTCAAACCGTAAAACTTGCCCGCTATCTTGCCCATTGTTAAAAAATGGATGCTATGCCGAAGGATACTATACCCAATTGCATTGGGATAAAGTCACCAATGGCGAGAGAGGCACAAACTGGAACGAGTTTATAACCGCTATAAAATCATTACCTAAGCGTATATTATGGCGTCACAATGTTAGCGGTGACTTAGTAGGCGATAATAATATTATCAATACACAAGCTTTAAAAGACTTGCTACAAGCTAATAAAAACAAAAGCGGTTTTACGTATACACACTATCCGATGGATAACGATAATAATATCCAAGCGGTTAAAATGGCTAATAATGGCGGTTTTACTGTTAATTTATCGGCTAATAACATTGAACAAGCTGATCAGTATAAAAGTCTTAATATTGCTCCAGTTGTTGTTGTTGTTGCTGAAGATTGCGACAAGGTAAGCTATACAGAAAAAGGTAATAAGATTGTAGTATGTCCAGCACAAACAAGCGATAAGGTGACGTGTTCCAATTGCGCTTTATGTCAAAAAAATGATCGTGATTATATTATCGGCTTTCGTGTACATGGTACATATACAAAAAAAGCAAAACTATCATTGGTAATCTAACAATAGGACTATATAAAATGAAAGTAATAACAGGTAAAAAGATAATTGGTAACATGTTAGATAATAAGATTGTCAAGCTAAGAAAAAATAGAATAGGCGGAATATCAACTAAAACGTGGGAAGACTTATGCGACATATTATTATCATACGGATATAAATCAATAGAATATTACCCTATTAACAATGGTTATATTGAAATACGATTGGATGGTGATTTTATATTATCCAGTAAGGTTGTATTGTATTGATAAATTAAAACTTAATTGAAAAGGACTATTTATATAGTCCTTTTTTTTGTTTTGCGATTGTGTAGAGCGATTGTGTAGAGCGATTGTGTAGAGCGATTGTGTAGAGCGATTGTGTAGAGCGATTGTGTAGAGCG